CAACCTTAATATCAGTTGCAGTTGCAACACCTGCCACAAAAAGGTCATTTGTTGTAGTTAAACCAACTACCTTTGCTGTACCACGAACATCAAGAGCTTCGTTGGGTATCGAAGTTCCAATACCAACCAAGCCGTTAGCATTAACGATAAAATTATCTTCGTCAACTTGTACTCCGTTTCGGAAACTAAATGATTTTCTTATACTCGCCATCTTGTGGTATTTTTAGTTATTTATTATGACAAACTATTTACTTTGTCGTCTAATTCCTTGATTGCCTGTATCAATAATGGAACTAATTTTTCATAACGAACTGCTTTTACACCATCATCTCTAACAGTTGTAATGCCTGGTAATCCAAGTGCTTCGATCTCTTGTGCGATCACACCAGTATCAAGTTCTCCACCTTTTGAATATAAAGGATGGAAGTTGACATCTGTAGATTGTTTCCATTGGAATGTGTAACCAGCAATCGCATTTACCTTATCAATCGCATTTGGTATAACATTAAGATTTTGTTTTAGATTTTGGTCTGATGATGAGAATGCAGTAATGTCTCCACCAACATGAAGATCATTATTAATTCCAACACCACCTGATACTTGTAATGCACCTGTTGTTTTACTGGTTGAGTCTGTAGTTGACTGAACTGCAAGAGTTCCAGATACTGTTGTGCTATCACTTGTTGCATTACCAAGAGTTGCATTACCATCCACTGTTAAATTATTATCAACTTGAAGATTATCTCTAACTGATGTAATACCAGATACAGAGTTCAACATCAAAGGACCAGCATTAGTATCAATAGTATTACTGTCAGCTTCTGCAATTCTGATGTTACCAAATGTTAGATTACCACCATTAACAGTTCCTGCAACATTTAAATTACCACCAATAAAGACACTCTTACCAATACCAACACCACCTGTAACAACTAAATCACCAGAAGTGACCGACTGTGATTGTGTTCCTTGTGATAATGTTAATGTCTTAGAGAAGTTTGTTATAGCATCAAATCTAACATCCTTACTAAAGTTTACAGGACCATCGAAGTTAGATAGAATGGTTCTTGATGTTCCACCTTCAACTTTGAGTCTTTCTTTGATAACAACTTCATCAAATACAACACTTAGTCTTGATGGGTCTTCACCTGTTACAGTTGGAACGGGAGCATCAAATGTTTTCTCTTGTCCAGTTGAAGAACTAACTCTCTTATTACCAATAAAGAAGTCTCCTTCATTATTCATACCAGTATAAACAACCTGTCCACATGATCTCTCTTGTGACTGAACTAAGAACTCTTCTCTTTCTGTAAGTGATCTAACTTGAACTTGTGGTAGTCCAGTTGAATAGTTACCAGGACCATAACCAATATACTCAAATGTATGACCCGATGCACGAATAATTGATGGTCTTCTAAATTCAATTGGTATTGGTGTAATCTTTTTAATTAGTGATCCAGATAAATGATCCTCTTTTGAACTTCCTAATGCACCACGAACAACACCAATCACATCAAGTCCACTACCAGATAATTCTGATGTAGTGACTCTCATTATCTCGTTATCAATCTGTAGATAAGAACCAAGTGGGAATCTAAGTGCGGTTCCAATACCTGCATTTGGTACTACAACTTTCATCTGAGATCCAGTTGTTAAGTCCTCTGTAAGAGTAAGAGTTTCATTCGCAAAGAATGATAATCCTCTTGTTCCTAAGTTTTCTCCGTCAACACCAGATGTTGCATCAGCAGCACTCATACCATGAGGTAATACAAATGCACCACTTAGATTTGCATCTGTTTTCGCAGAGAATGTCTTAATACCAACTCTTTCTTTAACTGTGAAGTCACCCAATTTATTATTAGAACTATCAATAATTCTAAATGGACTTCCAATTACTAATCCATGAGCAGAACCACAAGTAAATGTAGATACACCACTTACAGATTCAAAATCATCAGATACGATTGATACTGCTGGTCCTAAATTAAGAGCATATTGTCCTGCTAAGAATGATGTATCACCTGCTGTTTTTGCAATCGCAACTGATTTAGTGGAAGGTACAGATGATATTCTGAAGTATCCATCTGTCAGTGTACCAATACCAGTGATTTGTAAAACATCACCTACATTTGTACTAATACCAACTGTTGTAAAGGTCGCCGCAGCACCAATACTAGGATTACCAATGACTGTCGGGTCAAATTCTAATTTCTCAGTGCCACTATATCCTGATCCACCATCTATGACATCAAATTTAATTATTGATCCACCTGATATGGTTACTTTTGCAGTCGCACCATCCCATGTGGTTGTACCTTCATTAAATAATTTAATGTTATGATATGTGCCATCTGTATATCCTGTTCCTCCTGTGAAATCAGTATATGTGACAATACCACTTAAACCATGTTCTCTGTCAAAAGTAATTGTAGAGACACCAGATACTGATTCAATACCAGTAATTTTTAAACCTCTACCAAAATCTTGTAGTAACTTATCTGTTGCTTCTCTGGTGATACTATTTTTAAGACTATTAGTTACAACATCACCTATTGGTGTTCTACGTGCGAATGAAACTGATGCTGGTGGATTATCATTCTCATTATCTTTATCTTGCTGTGGATAGAGATCAGTAACATTTTGACTATAATTTTGATCCGTAAACTCAGTATTAATAGTATTATCTGCTTTTAGAACATAAAGATGATAGATACCATCTTGTACATCTTTAATATACTGACTAATTACTTCACTACGATAGATGTATAAGTTTGATTGTAAATCATTTCTTTGGAATCTTGGTAAGTTAGTAGTTCTATCAGATGTATCACTTGTGAAACTTCCTGTATTATGAACTTTTCCGTCAGTGTCTGTGGTTGTGTACTGAAACTCTTTATCGTTTGTGATTGCTGTAATCTCAAATGTTCCATTAAATGCTGAATTACCAACACCTGTTGCGTTTGTAGAACTCTTAACATTTACAATATTGACTTTATCACTAACATTTAAGTTATGTGGTAATTCAGTTCTAACAGATACAGTTGTTGCAGATGCAGAACAAGTGCTAATAAATCTTGGATTACGATTAAAGAATACATCACTTGCATCTATAGTTCTAAGTGAGAAATCAGTGCTTGCTCGAACACCACTTGTGCTTGATTCTTGAATAACAAATCCATCATCAGGATCTTTTGCGTTTGCAGCTTCTTTTGGAACAACAACACGGACTGTATATAATCTTTCATCTAATGATCTTGGATCAACAGTTCTTGAAATTGTAGTGACAACACTCTTCTCAGTAAGACCAGTTATACCCTGAGATAGTAACTCTGGATATATTGTATTGTCTGTATCTACATGAATAAACCAACTCTTATTAATTGGGTCAAACTGTACGGGTGAACCAATATCACCTGATGATTTATCTGATACTCGACTCTCTACAAATAATTTTGTACCACCATAGACTGTAATTGCAACATTATTCTGTGCGTTAGTTACAGATGATGCTAATTTAATTTCTGTTGATGATATTCTGATTACAAAGTAAACTGTGTTTGATTCAATGTTCTCTGGTAGATCACCATCATCACTGAATACACGAATTTTTTCACCTGTTTGAAGTGTATGAGTTCCAATTGTAAATATGTTTGAAGATGCAGCATCATTCTGTATAAATGAAGGTCCTGATTCAACTTTAAATACTTTTGAACTTACATTTGTACCACTTATGACTGATGATCCTGTGCTTACAACACTATCAGTCATGTTAATCTCAGCAGTTTTTGCACTGCCACCAACATTCAATGATAATACATCGTTAGATTTTGCACCAACTCGATAACCTTGAATAATTACGGGTGGTTTATCATCAAAATCTTTAAATGCAAATAGGTATAAGTGACTTGATATACCAACAGATGTGGTAAGTCCAACGTCTAGTGACTGCCAATCAACACTTACAGGTGTTTCATTAATTGATCTTGGTGTTATGATATTACTGATATATGCTGTATCATCTTTTGTAAATGCAGATTTCTTAAATCCATCAGATGTAAGTGCAATCTGACCGAAGTTAGAGTTGGAGTTAGTAACTGATGCGTCACTACCTGTCTCTGCATTAAAGTGTTTATTAAATCCAATCGCAAACACTGACACAATCTGCATGATTGCATCATTCTTCATATTAATATGTGCTGTCTGCCACTCTCTTCTATAAATCGCATTACTATCTAAATGATAGACAGTCGATGGATCAAGTGATGATGACTCTTTAGATAATGAAGCACCCTTAGAAAGTTGTATTGTTATACCTTCATATGCTCTTGATGTTTCATTATATTTTACAAATGCTCGGTCATCTTTTTGGAGTGATATACCAGTGAACTGTGCAACAACTATACTTCTAAATCCAGTTGCCTTTGCACCATCAGCAAGAACACCATTCATACCAAATACAGAACGTAATGATACGTTGAAAATGTAAGGAGATGCACCAGAAACAGTATCAGTTTCAATTGTAATTGTTGCAGATGCAACTGATTGGGGTGTTGCTAGTAAGTTTGGTCTAACAAATGGTAATAGATAAGTGAATTGTGTGCTTGTAAGAACACTTGCAACTTTGGTTGAAATATTATAATCAGGAACGGAAACACCTTTAAGTTTGATTGGTGTCCCACTACTTAATCCATGTGGTGTACTTGTGGTGACTGTTACAACATTACCTGGTGTTGCACCATCACCAGATATAAGTGATGATATAGAAAGTGGATCTGACGCAAATGCACCAACAATTTCAAACTCAGGTCTTTGTGGAGCAAATCCCTCAGATGATGCTGGATATTTTTGATCTATATCTCTTGTAGATGATATATTAAATGCGTTTGATAACTTACTATAGTATATCTCTAGATCAGTAAGATTAAAACGATTATCAACATTTACACCATCAGCGTATTCAAAACAAGTTAGTTTGTGGTGTGAGAAACTTGGAGTTGACTGATTATTTGCAGAGAAATCAATGGGGTCTGTATATACTAATCCACCTTCATCTCCATCAAAAATAGAGAACTGCCAGAAATAACAAGTACCAGTTACACGAAATAATGCAGAAGATGCAACTGTAGTATCAGTGGGATTAGGAACATATTTTGGTTTTATCTTTGTCTTTCTTAAATCAAGTCCAACAATTGAAGTACCACGAGGTACAATTACACCACCATTGATACTATTAAACTTATATAAAATATTATCTTCTTGTGTTATATCAAAATTAGATGTTAAATCTAGTGATAATGTAGTTTGTGCTGCTGTTTCTGCACCAGATGGTGATACTGCTGTTGCAGTTCCACTCACATCTTTGATTGCGAAACCTGGTCTATTATCTATCTCATGCTCGCCTGGATATACTAATATTGTTGTTCTTTCTATTAAATCGTTATTTGCTCCTCGTAGATATGAAAATCTAGCAGACTCCAACAGAGCTCTTTGTATTGTTTTAAATGGTGCTGCAAGTGAATTTCCTTGATTCGTGATCGCATCAGTAGAATCAATGTCATTTGGATTCACATAAAGAATACGACCTTCAGTATTCTTGATAAAATTCTCTAGTTTATTAAGAGGCATCTTCTTATATTCGCCAAAATATTGCTATAATGTATTTAGTTAGGTAAATTCTTCCTGTTCGTAGAGATACTCTAAATCATCAGGTAAAAGTTCTGGATTTTCTAATTCTACTGGAAAATATAATGGATGTAATTCTTCTAACATCAAGTACCCATATGCTTTATACATGTACTCTGGGTCATAACAAGGGTTTTCATCTGCTACTTGACATAACTGCTCATCCCAAAGATGACCGAATGGTAATTCATCAAAAGTAAATGGTATACCATTAATGAAAAACATCTTCACGATCATTTTACTATCGTCAAACCAGCAAAATTTAGTGGAGAGTTTGTACACAAGTTTTTATACAGGTAAATTATTTAGCCTGCATCGTCATGGGTGGTATGAATACGAACAATTTCATCATCTTTATCATTCTCAATTTTGTTTACCATTTCACGAATATCATCGTGTAATCTTTCAATCGGAGTTTTCTCCTCTTTCATTTTCCCTTTGCAAACCAATTTATTTATGT